CCATTTCCAATAAAACTCTTCAGGACTTTGGTACCACCAACATTGAAAACCATCTATGTAACAAAGGTTCCCAATAGTAGTGAACTGGGTACCTGAAGGAGCTTGGAATGGAGCTTGCAAGTCCACTGGAAGAGGGTCTGCCGTATTTTCATCAATAGAAAATTCCCACCAAGTTTGACGTTCGTTTAAACGCATTTCCTGACCCATTTCAAGCATGTAAAAATCATTAATGTATTGAAGCATTATCTGATCTGTAAACTGAGGATCTGATGCATCAACACGACCTGTTACATTTCTTACAATCTGAATTAAGTCTCCAGTGTCCTTAGCCATTTCTTATGCCACCGCTTGAGTAAACTCTAGGGCTTGGCAACTAAAACGAGCTCTTTCACCAACTTGACGAGTTTCTGTTTTTGTTTCACCGCCATCATTTACTTTGACTTCTGCAAAGATTGGTTCACATAAACCATTTAGCCATTGGATTACAGGAAGGCATAGGTCATATGTTCCACCTGGTCTAAGCTGTCCAGCCCAGTCAATGTGTTTCTTGCGAACACGAGCCTTTAAAATGTTCTCAGGCTGATCGAATCTTTGGAAACGAACTTTGTACTTAGGATAGAAGTCCTCAGTAGGTGCTTTAACAGGTAATTTATTCTTACGAGCATACTTATTATAAATTTCGAAATGCTCTAACTTTGTAATTTCGTCATACTCAGGATCAAATTCCTTTTCGACAGGAGATTCATGTAGCACTTTCTCCTGAGCTATCACTTGCTCTTCTTTCTTCTTATTCATCAATTATTCCTTCTTGTGTATTCAGGTTTTGAGTGTCTAATTCTGGCCCAGTCAATGTGAACTGAGGCAGGTCGCTAGCTATATAAGCTGTATAAGAGGTCCCATCAATTTGGTTGCCCTTAGTATCAAAGAGATCGAACGTGTCATCAGTGACATTTCCAATCACAAAGATTCGGTTGTTTAGCTCATACATACCGGTCACGTGGGTGGGAGGCGTGTAATAAAAACTCGTCGCTCTCACCCATTGACCGTTGACCATACCGTGACTAAGAATCGTTACTTGAACTGGATTCGTTTGAGTGATATCCAGTACAGGTGACTTTTGCTGAATTGCAAATCCTAGCTCGGTATTAGTCATTAGGCATTACCAAGGTTTTGGTAAACATTACCCTTCATCGCTCTGATGAAAATAACATCAGATGCTGAACCCATAACCTCAGTACCTAGAGTGTATTGGAACACTGGAGCTGGGTTTTGTGTATTTAGGGATTCACCTGTTAACGTAAACAAAGCAATACCGTTGTTTACAAAGGCTGTGTCAGCTGTTGTATCAACAGGGATGCTTAGGTTTGTGTTAGGGATGTACAAGGCAAATGTGTTTGTGGTCACGTTGCCAATTTCAAACAACTGGTTGTTTAGAGTGTACATACCCGTTGCATCTGCAAGAGGTGTAGCCCTAAAGTTAGTTGCTCTCACGAATTGACCATTAGACAAACCATGACCGTTAGACGTTACAACGGCAGGGGATGCTGCTGTAATTGCTGTTGGGATTCTATGATTGTCTGCAAAGCCAACCCCATCAGAGCCTTGTGTGACTCCGTTGGTTGTCTCTAAAACAGAAGATAGGTCTGTAGTACCTCGAGAGATGATTGTTGCATCACCTGCTGGATAGTCCTTAAACCAAATTCCCTGTATGTTAGTATCATCTGTTGCATAACCTGTGTAGTTATACCACTCGATACAATCTGCCTCAAAAGGCAAGACTAAGTTGTAGGCAGCTGCTGCTGACACTACTCTGTATATTGCGATGTTCGCATCTTCAAAGCTTCTTACGCTCATTTCAATCCTCCTTACGGTCTTGTGCTAAGTAAGTTAATAACCCAGCTATCATCAAGGATCGTTGCGCCAAGACGGCCTTTCCAACCCATTGTTTGACGTTGGTTCAATGGATCTTCTCCAGAACCAAGAGGCTTGATAATCATTTCCATAGATTGATCATCAATTGAAATCCGACCATAAGCATTTGCTGCAAAGAGTAGATTTGAATACACGGCTGGAGATGCAGAAGATTTAAAAGCTTCTGATGTCATCACAGCACGCACCTCATCCATTGAGCCGAGTTCAGCTTCAAGGACAGACATTTGACGTGGATAAGCACTTGTTGGTGTAAAATTACCAAGCTGTTTAATATTGGATCTTAAATCGGTATGAATGACCATCCAATAAGCCGCCCATACTGGGTTTGTACCGAAGGCATTGACACCTTCAATGTTTGGAGCCATTTTTTTACCATTGTTACCAAGGAGGTAATCAACAGCTAGCTCTAGGTCTGTGACAGTGATCTCAGTAATTGCGTTTCCGTTATTACCGTTGAGGCAGTCAATTTGGGTACTTGTAGCAACTAGCATGTTTCTAACAAGCTTGTCATAAGTAGATGCCATGTTCTGCGCCAACATATCGGCAACTTCATTACTGGTTTGGTCCTGTACAGTGATGATGACATCATCTGTTAGCTCAACGACCTTACCGTATTGGGATACAGTTGCTGTTACGTCAAACTTTGTTACTTGTTCAGCTGATGGGGTAACACCCTCGGAAAGAGGAGTTAGTGCGTCTGCAAGGTTGTCGAAGCGACGGAATATCGCCGACTTTGAGTTCTTCTGTGGGATTCTACGTTCTTGTGCAAAATAGCCATAAACATAGTAAGGCTGATGCCGATCCAACAGAACGTTATCGAAGTAGATCCCTACTTCAGGGTCTACCTGTGTGGTAGTTGTGATACCGTTTGCCATTTAGGGTTCTCCATATGGTTTACCCCCCGGACAACACCTTTTTGCGATATTCTCTAAACTCCGGCTTACCAGCAATTGAACGAAGATAATCGGCATTATTCATATTAGCCGACTTAGCTATCGTGGATGGATTACCAGGTTTCTGGGAATTCTCTACGATCTTCTTGGCTTCAGCTTGAGGGTCGCGAAACTTCTTAGCTGAGGCCAATTCTTCTCTAGGAGCAAAGTCCTGTACAATTTCATATGCTCGTGCATACCGGTTAGGTGCAGCGTCTATCGTTGGTGCTAACCAAGGTTTTCTTTTAATAATTCCTTCCAAATGTTTGTTGATGAGTTCCACAGCTTTTGGGTTTGAAGAACAGAAGGCCTCTTCCATTACTTCTCTTTTATTTCCAAAAGTTGCTTCCTTAAGCCGACGTTTTAATTCAGCCTTAGTAATAAACTCTTCATCGTCTTCATCATCTTCTGGTTCTTCAGATTTAGACTCTTGCATTTGACGAACCTGCATCTCTAGTTCTTGACGTTTTCTTCGTTCTGCTTCCAACGCTTCTAAAGGCACAGTTCTAGGTTGATAAGCTTCTTGCTCATCACCATCTTGTTCATCTTCTTGCTCAACAACTTCTTGCTCCTCGGAGACAGGAACTTCGTTTTCTTCTGTTGTCATAATTTCACCCGTTACCTTCGCCCATTAAGTTGGCGTCACATTGATAGTGTCGTCCTACCTTTTTCGACCTTTTTGCGCCCGATTAGCCGGCGTCGCTTGGACTGTTTTATTCAAGGTTGGAAGCCTCAACGATCCATCCGGATTCATGATCCATAGCAAAGTTTTAGTTCCATTCCTGTTGTCCACTTCATACAAAAATGCATCCTTGATAAGACCTGGTTTTTCGTCACATGCCTCCAGAAAGGCGCGACCAACCTTGCCACCAAGTTCTTCGGGAAACCGAACTTTTCCTAAAATCCAATACTTATCTTTTGCAGAGTTCTGGTTTATGATCTTTTCCAACTCTTTGTTGTAATGATCTGTTAGGCCCTGTTTCGCCTCGTTAAACTCTTTAAGCATTTGGTTCTTAGGAAGGATTAGCACGGATATCCCCTTAGACTTTCTTTCATAGCTTGTTCACGTTTCAAACCCATGACCTTAGTACGGTCTGCGTTGTATCCAAAACCAGCTTCACCCTCAAGAGATGAACCTTTACGCGGTACACTCATTGGGTTTTTTTTATGACTGTGGTCACCAAAAGCTGCTGCTCCAGCAGATCCCTTTGGTGGTACATACCCATTACTATAGGCGGTCATATTCACCATTTTTTGTTTAGCCATTTTCAGTACCTCCTTTAAACGACTCTCCAAGCTTTAGATCTTCTTGGAGCTTTTCTTCGGTTCGATTGCCACTTTCTGACTGCATTTCATGCGCTAGACGCATAACTTCCATCAAGTGGTTACGATCCATGTCCTCGATTTCTGCAACTGTTCTTGCATTGTCAAGTAATGCTTTCGCATAATTCTGTTCACCTTCACTGATACGTTCACGAGCCAAGCCAATATCCGCCAAGACACGAGCTCTTCTTTCTTGTCCAAGAGCCAAGTTCTGATCAATTTGGGATAATTCAAGTTGAGCTTTTCTTTGTTCTGCTTCTTTCTGTAGTTGAAGCATTTCATTTTGTTGCTCTTGCATTTGAAGCATTTTCTCTCTAAGACGAACCTTACCTTGCAGAGGAGCTGCATCAACAATTTCATCCGCTGGGATGACATCACCAAGAAGTTCTCTTAGCTGTAGAAGTTGATAGTAATAAGCTTCTTTTTGTGTTTGAGTTAGGACTGCTTGCTTAACAACTGAGTCATATTGACCAAACTCTTTTGAAAAGAATTCAGGTGTTGGATCTTTCTTTGTGATTCTCCAAACCTTTCCAGGTGTGAAGTTCTTTTGAATAGCCTCAATAACAAGTTTTCCAAGCCACTTTAATGCTTGTTCTAAGTTGTCAAAGAGACCTCTGTTTCCTTT